ATTTGTAGCTGCAGCAGCTGGAATAGTTATAGTATCTCCATCAACAAATGATCCAGACTGTTCTACTAATTCAGTTAGATAATTCATCGTTGGAATATCAATTTGAGCTCCGCCAGATGCACCTCCTGCTATAACAACATTTCCAGATATAATTCTTTGTTTTGCATTAATTAATTCTTGTGGTACAAGAGTAGTGCTAAATACATCTATTGGTGTATCTACTACTAATGCCCATTGTAATTTTTTTATTGAATATCTTTTTTGTAAAGTTGATTGTCTAAATTCTTGTTCTGCCATTAATGTTCCATTAACAGTTAACGGTATAGTTGCTCTAACTAATCTATCATCGCCAGCAGTATTAACTGTTTCAAAACTTACATTTCGAATAAATGTTCTATATTTATTGAATTCATTGCCCCAAGCAAATGTTCCATATGGCATAATTTGTTCTATTACTTCATTCATTTGAGTAGTGAAATCTGTCCATATCAACATATCATATTCAATATCTATATATTCTGGAATATTAATAGCAAATAATTCTGCGGATGTAGCAGCATCAGGATTTGGTATAGGAAATATATCATCAGAATATCTATGTCGTTTATTGTATTTTTGTTTATATGTTATTTGATTGCCAGGTATAGGATTATTTATATCTAATTTTTTTAATTGATCTCTTTCCTGTAATGTGTTTCTTTTCAATATAATTAATGGAGATTGTAACTTGCCTTTTTCGTCTCTTGCATATCCTAGTCTTCTTACACTATCCCATTTTTCACCATTTGAAAATATAATAGGTATTTTTGTTATTTCACCATTTTGTTCAACTTGTGGCTGTATTTCATTTTCTAAATACCATTTTATTGCAAAATCAATATCATATACAGTACGTTTAGGAGTTTTTACAACATCATCATCTCTTCGTATTTGTTCAGCTCGATTAAGAACTAAATCTGGTCTTGAAGTTACAGTTTTCTTTAATCCAGGTTTATTTGTTTTTCTGTCAATATTTTTTCTATTATATCTTGGCATTAACTAAATCCTTCATATGATTGATTATCATCTGTAACTCCAAAATTCATTTTTCTAATATTTAATGGTCTTTGTCTTGTAACATGACTATCACATAATACAGAAACACTATAACCAAATGACTTTCCATTTGGCCATGTGTCTGGATTCTTACCTGCAAAATACTGATTAGCATCAACATTATCTAATTCATAGTATTCATTATCCCATAACACAATATCTCCAACTTCAGGATAAAAATTTGCCTTTTCTAATATATCTCTTGAAATACCAAATTGAGCTGTTCTTGTATAATCATGACCATAATCATCCATGTTAGCAGTTTTTGTTTCTTTGGTAATTAATGCAGGAATGAGTATTGAATCAAAATATGTTTTAGAAACAGATTCGCCATATATATTTGTATTGGATTGTTCGACAACTAGTTTATAAAATTCAATTTCTGTATCAATTATTGAATTTAATAATTCTGCGTTTATAGACGCTAAAAATTTTGCATCTCTTTGAGTTCCAAATAAAGCCATATTTTATCCTATATAAATTTTTGTTGGTACTTTCGATAATATTTCGTTCATTGCATCATTTTCAGCTTGCTGTCTGGTCATCATACTTTCTTTTGTTAGTTTATCTAAAAATTCTTTTAATTGGGTAATTAATGCTTCTTTCTCAGATTGCCCTTGTGTAACTAATTCTGATCCGTTTAGTGTTACTTCTGAATTTGGAATTGGTACTGATGAATATTTACCTCGTACATATCCTAACATTTCTTTTACTAAAGCTGATCCGTATCTAAATATCCATGCTCTACCCATGTCATTAATTTTAGAATATTTTTGATACTTGTATGGTATATTTGATGCGTCACTTACTACTCCATTCATTACTGCAGTATTACCAAATAATAATGCTTCATCTGCTTTTTTATCTTCGAATATAAATTCAAACCAAACTTTTTTGAAAAATGGGGTAGCTGCAGTTCCTGCAGTGCCAGGAGGTGGAAATATTTTAATATCATCCCCATGTATTTCAAATGAAAAATGAGATTTTCTAATTCTATCATTAAATTCAATAGTTTGAATACGTAATAAATCTTGATGTATCGGCATCAACATAAAATTAACAGATGGTGAAAATCCTCCAAAATCAAAAGCATCCATTAAGTTTTGCGAACCTAATCCAGTTCCTACAAATGGATCAAAATATCTAATTATAGCTGGGGGTACGTGATGTAATACTCTTTTTATTTCAATTGAACTAGTATTAGTTAATACTATTCCTAAACTTTTTGATACTGCTGTTCGTATACTATATGTTTGTTGTCCTTCTACTACATCAATTGATGCTGAATACCATTTTAAATTTCCGCCTGAATCTGCTTCTGTTCCATATGTTTTTGATAATTTTGTAATATATGATAATGAAGATCCAATTAATGTATCAGAAAATCCTTCATCTGTTAAAAAGCTAGATCCTGTTTGTATTCCTAATGTATTCAATAAATTATTAGTAATATTTATTTGATTTACTTGATTTGAATATTCTATAACAGATGATTCAAAGGCATTGTAAAAATTTATATCTAATAATTCAACATCCATAATTGGATATCCAACGTTTTGTGCAGCATGCTTTGCAAAACTATCTGCTTGCTGCTGAAATAATGTATCATTATCAAAAAATCCAAATGGTGTCGCGCCAACAGTAAATGAAGAGCTTCCTGGCCATATTGGTTTATTTTCACTGTAATCTGCCATTTTTCTCCTAACGTAATTTTGTTAATGTTGCATATAATAATTGCATTTGTTCTAAAGTTTCAATTTTGGTTGTGCTTAATCTTTGAATTGCTTCAAATGTTTTTTTAGCTGAATATGGCGATAAAACTTTTAATGTAATTAGTTCTGCTCCCTTTCCTAAGTCTTGTTCTATATGTACCATTAAAACTAAACGTATTGCTCGTATACGATCTAAGACATCTACTAAATTACCTTTATAACGGATTCTTGCTTGGATTGAATATTTTGTTCTTTCTACAGCCATAGTACTTCTTTTATAATAAATATCTAAACAGTAAGAAAGGGATGACAAAATCATCCCTTCCAATTGTAGTTGTTAAAATTAACTTAATATATATTAAATTGATTTTAAATCAGCAACATATACTTTACCATAGAATTCAGGTCTTACCATTTTCTTAGCATATCTTGTCATTACACCTTTTCTTGGTGTGAAATTAACAGGATCGTATACTAATGGAGTCATGATAAGTGGCACGTATGGAGCATAAACTGCACCTGTTTCAAGGAACTGTGCTCCTCTATATCCCATAAGGATTACGTTTTCTTTCATGTATGGGTTTTTGTATACTGTGTATCTATTATTGATAGCACCAATTTTCTGAACACCAGCGGCAAATTCCATTTTGTTACCATCTGTGTCAGCAGCAAATCCAGGAATAGATTCAAGGATAGTTGCAACAGCAGGACTAGTAACTAAGAAATTAGCTCCACCTCTTAGTGTCTTTTGATGAATTTTATTAGATACTTTTTGAAGTTTAGTTCCTAAAGTTTGGAACCATTCTCCTTGAGTATTATAAAATCCACCAGCATCAACGGCTCTTCCTACAAATGCTGTACCAGCATCATTTAAGAATTGGTTTGATCTAGCTGACCAATATTCAGTTGTTATTGCACCGTCAATCAACATGTCTAAAATTTCAAGATCAATTTCCATTGATACATATTCACTTAACATTGAAGTTAATTCAGCTTCAGCGTCAATTGAGTGATATGCATTTAAATCTTGAGCAAATTCAGGAGTCCAAACAGCCTTTAACTTTCTAGTCTTAGCTACGATTGGATCTGATTGCATTTCAAGATTTACTTCTGGAATATCAATATCGTCACCTTTGTCAATACCACCATTAGCAGCTGCGCCACCTTTGAATGGATTCGTGTCTTCGAAATCGCCTCTAGTTACATCAGTTGGTTGTTTGCTATACTGTACTGTATATAAGCCAGTAGCTGGAGCAGATGCAGATCCTGATATTACAAATTCAACATTTGTTCCTACAACTCTTGTGAATGCAGGATATTGAATAAACGATGTAGATCCTGTTTGTAATATAAATGATCTTACTGCTAATTTATCCGAACCAGATAAAGATGTTAGTGGTACCTGTACTACAGATAAGTTACTTAAACTATTAACAGCAGGTGCTGTAAAATCAGAATCAAAATAAACTGATCCAGATGTAATAGTTGCTACTGTACCTGTTACTACAGATGATGTTTCGTTGATAGAATATGCAAATCTACCAGCACCATATAAACCACCTGATGGATCTCCTGATGTTGATGTAACACCAAACATAGAGTCATCAGCGTTTGTAGATCCAAATGGGAAGTCGCCTGTTCTGTCATTGTTGTCATCATCAAATCCAGGTTGAGCTGTTCCATATTTGAAATCTAAATAAAATACTAGACCTGATGGCAAGTTCATTGGTTGTACAGAAACAAATTCTTTTGCTGCAAATTCAGCAAAGATTCTTCTTACCAATGGAAGTGCCACACCAGCCCACTCTTCAGAACCTTGGGTAGTACCCGTAGCAGACGCTTCTTTTACAAGTTGTCTTGCTTGGTTTTCTAAAAGTTGGGCCATTCCAGCTTTTTCGGTCTCGGATTTTAATCCTTCTAATAGACCTGTCTTTTCCCACTTACTTACTGAACTAAGTACAGCTTTTCTTTGGGAAAAGTTATTATCTTCTAATAAAGATGAAATTTCCATTTTTTTATTTCTTTCTTTTTAATCAAGTAATCCTGCTAATTTTTTCCATCTATTAGCTAATTGATTACCTTCATTGATTATAGTTTTAGTTACAGGAGCAGTTGAGTTAACTGGTTTAGAGGCTGCGCCTTCTTTTACCATTTTTCTCTTTTTTACAGGAACTGTAAAATTTTCTGCTAATGTACTAAATACTAGTTTAACTTCTCTTGTATTACCAGCTCTATCAAAGTTTTCAATTACTTTCATTTTTTGATCTTCTGATAATTCAAAATTTCTAAATAATTTGTTCGTGTAAAGAAGTTTTGCATTTAAAAGATTAACTTCGTTGATAGTGTCTCTTAACGATTCAATAGTATCATAAGCTTCGTCTAACTCTTCAACTAATTTAGATCCTTGTGGATCTTCAGTGTGAGCTGATGCCATTTTACCATTACCTTTGCCGATACCAGATGATTCATGACCTTCTTCTACTTTGTCTTCATCTTCAGGTTCGTCACCGCGAGCTTCATCTAAATCATCTTCTGAAAGTATTTCTTCAATAATTTCATCGATATTTAATGATTCTTCGACTTTGTCTTCTGGTTTCTCATCGTCTCCGCCTTTGTGTTCACCTTCATTTTTCTCCGTCTTGTCATCCGGTTCATCTCCAGTACCACAATGGGCTTCGTCTAACTCTTCAGTTATTTCTTCTTCATTTAAGTCTTCTTCTAACTCTCTAATTATAGCTTCAAGTTCTAGATCTTCTTCAACAGGGTCCATTTCGTCACCCATACCATCTTTTTTATACATACCTTCCATTGACATATCAGCTTCGCCGTCCATGTCCATTTCAGCATCTATTTCTTCTCCAGGCTCGTCAGCAGGAACATATTCTTTTCCGTCGACTGTTACTGTAGCAGGCGCATCATCCATTGGTGCTTCCATATCATTGTCCATATCCATGTCCATTTCCATTTCATCACCCATTCCATCATCCATGGTTTCATCCATTTCTTCTGAAATTTTTGTTGATAGCATTGATTGAATTCTAGGAGCAAAAGCTTCTTCGAGAGCTATTTTTGCATTTGCTAATGCTGTTTCTTTTACAGCTTTGGCATCGGCAATTGCTTCCTTTAGTAAGTCCGATTTAACGTCCATACGTTTTCTCCTTAAATTTTTTATTGGGAATAAGATTATTGGGAATCTTAATAAGATTAATTTATATTAATTGACGTTATATAGAGGATAACGTATTTACTATAAATATAAGCAAAATAAAAAAACAGTAAAAAAGCCCTAACATTTCTGCTAGGACTTATTTCTTACCTTGGTCAAAGGGTTTTTTGATTTAAATATTTTATTAATAATCTTCTGACAAACTTTGTAAGTATTGTTTATATACTGCAGCAGATTTAATTTTTTTTCTTGTAACACTAGGCTTTTCAAATTCTTG